GCCAGTTGTCCATCTTGAGTTGTAATGGTTTTAGAACTAAACCCATTACGGCTATTTGAGCCTTTCTTGGGCTGATGCTTTTCATAACCGAGATGGTCTGAAAGTTCAGTATTGAGTGCAGTTTCAATCATGAATTTTTTAAAGACTGCTGTCATTTGGTTTAAGTCTTCTGGTGTTTTTAGACCTTTAGCCAATTCGGCAGCCATACTTTTGATTGTTGCTTCATCCATGTGAAGTACCTTTTGTAATTATCCTCTGAAGGATAAATGAAAATTAAGTACTTACACAAAATTTAGAACAGTCCCCTATTAAAGGCTGCCGCTGCCATTAAATCTTGCACAAGTTGGCTATATTTTGCCTCACACTTTAATTCACCGGCATATTCTGCGCCTGTAATCATTGATGAGCGAGCAATGCGCCCGCTAGTGATAGACTTTGACTCTTCTTTAGAAACTGTTGCATCCAAGCCGTTATCTGTAAATTCAAATGTAGTCCGAGCAAACGGTGTCGGTGTTACACCTACCGTTGTTTCTCTTGCAATTTGCGTTATCTGACGCGCACCACTCGACATGGCTTATTACTCCTAACTTGGCATAAAAAAAGCCACCCGAAGGTGGCCGTTAAATTTTTGGCGTAAAAAAACCGCCTTTTGGACGGTGTGATTTAATTTAAGTAACTATCTTTCATATCAATTGACTGTAAATCCAATGGTCACATTCTGCTGCACAAAATCTCCATCTTTACCTGCATCAATCGATTGACCACTCCAGCATTTCAGATGTTGAACACTGTAGTATTCAAAATGAGCAAGCAAAACATCACCTAGAATTGTTATTTCCTGGTCTCCCGTATTAGGTCGAGCAAAACACTGAATTAAGATATTACCAGTACGACGTGTACACGGGGTATCACCAAGACCAACTGTGTAACTTGGCCCCCATTTAATTGTCAAACTACACCACAAACCTTTAGTTGGAACTGTAAAGCCTGGCTGATTGGAATATTTAATTCTTTCTTGAGAAATACCTTTAAAAGCCTCCATACGGTCTACTATGGCAAGTCTAGCTTCCTCTAAAGTCATTTCCATTTTAGCCACCGTACTTTTGAGTAATGTAAGTAAACGTTGTGCTGTAGATGCCTAACGGCGCTTGATCTGACCAGCCATTTTCTAAGCGCTCAGCATAGGGTTGGTTGTTTTGAATATAAATCAAACTACCAAGTTTAAATTTCACGGCTTGAATCGCTGCATCTTGCACGGCATTAGTAGAAGGCTCTCGCACACCGTAATCACCAGATCCAACAGAAATAATATGCGATGCTCGATAAGCTCCAGTATCAACTGGACTTGAAACAACAAGTGATTGAACTGTATCCATTGTGATTTTCTTTACAAGCTCATCTGCCTGTTTCTCAACTTCAAAACTAAAGCTAGTCGGCTTTACTCCCGTCCACCCCATAGATCATCTCCACTTTAACTTTGCCACGCAATATTCTTGTGCAAAGCCCATCTTTGCGCTTATTAATCTTGTATGGATACTTGAAACAACAAACCAAACCCTGTTCCTCATTCGCCCAAAGAACATGTTTAATTTCATTGTTATTCACATATATTCTGCGATTACCTTTACCATCATTCACGCTATGAAACATTTCACTTCTCGCTTTCTTCATACATTTCAAAAAGGTCTTGAGCGATCGATTGAATTGAATATGCCTCAAATTCTGGACTAGGCTCTTTTTCTCCCATCAACTTCTTAACCTTCTGCCAAACATGAACTGCTTCATGTAAAAGCAGTCCATAAACTTGTATTTGGTCCTTATCCGCTGCTTCACCAATTTGGACAATTACATAAGCACCATCCGAATAGAAATCAACTTGTGCCGCTGCGCCTTCAACAGACAAGAACTTATCAACGTTATTCATGTCCTCGAATAGCAAATCCATATGCAATTGATTTCGAGCTAATGTGTAATGCACATGTTGAAATGGTGAGATGTGCCATAAAGGGACATAATCTGTGCTTATCATAAAGATTCCTATAATTAGGCATAAAAAAACCACCTCGAAAGGTGGTTTGTTAAATTAAATAATATGTTTAAATACCAATTTTAAATTTTGTAGAAATTAAAGAGTAATCATCAATTGGCCCATTTTTTTCTATCCGTTTAAGCAAACTAGTACTAAAGGCTGTTGGATTATTCATCGTATTCAAGGAAAATTTTGGTCTTTTTTCCCAAAATTCATAAGCTCCATCAGACATAATATTTATAACTAAATTTCCTTGCTCATCAATAATATCTTTCATCATATGAAATGAATATTGATATTCTAAATTAATACTCTTTGATAAGGCCGTTACCAGTATATTTTTACCTGGCATTTTTTTTAGCTGACGCTCAGTGTATAGCCCAGCCTCTAATAGCTTCTGATGTTGAGTATGGTCTTTCGTATGACAAGTTAATTTCTGTTCAGATTTTATATAGAGCCGACTATCACCAACATGAATAATATGTACACCGCTTTCTTCAACCACTCCAACTGTTAAAGTTGTCGCTGCCTGAAAATACTCTGGATTAATTAATTCAAGCCCACTTAATTTATTTTTAATTTTTAATAATAAATGTTCTATTTCACTCTCTGTAGGTATTTTTTCTATTTTAGAAATATATTCAATAGCTAACTCTGAAGCCAATTTTGCACCAGGATATGAACCAACACCATCAGCAATAGCAAAAATATATCCGCCATTTAGCTTCAATGGGAGAAGAATAGAGTCTTCATTTGTTTTATTTGAAGATTTAGAGTGCGTGAAAGCAGCTACATTAGTTAGTTCAAGCATTCATCCCCTCCTCATAAATTGGTAAAAATATTTTCAATATTTGATTAACTGACTGGTATCTGTCAGAAGGTACATGTGCTCTACACTTGTTAATAATTGGAGCTAACTTTCGAGCTAACTCATCATCTAAGTAGCACATGTACTCTAAGAATGTACCAATAGCATAGATATCTGATTGATCACTAAAATGCCCAAAAACTGCTTCAGGCGCAAGGAAACCTGGAGTACCCATTCCTTGACCAATAGCAGTCAATGGTGTTGTCTCTGGGCTAGAAACAGTATCTTTAACTAAACCAAAGTCAGCAATTTTATATTTATCACCAACTTTTACCATGTTTGAGGGCTTAATGTCTCTATGTAAAAGTTTTTGTTGATGAATATGAATCATTCCCAAAAGTAAATCTAAAATACATTTTAATCTTTCTTTATTTGGAAATTTACCATTTATTATTAATTTTTCTACATCAATTTCGCCCAGTTCCATTACAAACCAAGGCTCTACGCTCTCTAGATCACAAATATAAATTTGAACAATATTTGGATGACTACATTTAGCTTGTAGATGTCCTTCTCTAACAAACCTCTTTCTAAAAGATTCTATTTCTCTTGCGTTTGACTTCATTGTCTTCATTGCAAATAAGCCGCATAGATGGTCTTTCTGATTATAAAGTTCAACCTTTTGTACAAAACCGAAAGATCCGCCCCCCATATCTTCTATAGGAACAATTTTATAACTACCTCTTACTAACATTTATAATTTCCGCTCTTTACATAAATATAAAATAACGGTTATTGACTAAAACATTCAATAGAATGTGGTAAAAATATGATTAATTTATATATATACTTTTAGCTAATAAAACATTTAATCATTTTTTCTCTACTAAATATTCTGTCCTAATTACTTTTGTTTTTAAGTAGATTTAAATTTATTAGACTTTAAACCTTCCTCAACTGGCATTTCCAAGTTGCGCAAATTGGGTCCTGCTTAATATGCATAATTCGAAAGGTACCCTGCACCGTTATCCATTCATCATCTATCTTTGGCTCTTTGGTAACTTCATTCTGTAGCACAATAGCCTTCTTATCAGTTGCAAGTACGCCCAGTGTCAGAATTTCATATTGGTTATATGAACCAAATAGGACACCACGACCTTCGTAATGTTCAATTACCTTGTCAGAAGTATTAGTTTTAGGGTTCCACTTTGTACTTATAACCCTGTCACAAGAAAATGGATAAATAGCGTCAGTCAAATCTTCATTAAATGCTTCAGTAATATCAGTCTGAATTTCTTCACGTAAGCCCATTATTTATGCCCTATATAGTGGAATGCCAAACCCATTAAAGCTTGCATTTGGATCTTTCAAATCCAGCGAATCAATATAATCAATTGCAATTTGTTCATAGCTAGAAATGGCAACGGAACCGTCCTGGTATTCCTTTTCAGACTCTACCGAATCAGCTTTAACTTTCTTTCGTTTTAGTTGCTGCTCCTTGCCGTTATAAACAACCTTAGCAACAATACCCTTAACAATTTCACAAGCAGCATCTTTAAGAAGTGAATCAATCGGATCTGGAACAAATCCTATTCTTTTTTTCATCCACACATTGGCTAGTTTGACCAGACGAGCTTTATCACTGTCTGGTGCAAAATCGCTGCCCAAAATTGAATTTGCATCATCTACAGTGATAAAGCTCATATCATTAATCCTTCGGCATTAATTTAAGAAGTTCTGCTTTAGTTGCGGATGGTTTATAGCCAATATTTTTACTAGCTAAATACTCTTTTAATTGATCATTAGACCAATTTTCATAATCATTGGTTGTTGTTTCATTTGCTTGAGCCATAACAGAATCACCCGCTTCAATTTCAGCGATTCGAGCTTGCATTGCTGGAACGTTATTTTTAAATGCATCAAATTCAGCTTGGATGCTTACCACTTGTCCTTCAGCTGCCTTGGTCGCATTGCCTGCCTGTACCACAGCAACTTTTAAACGTGAATTTTCAGAAATTAACTCCGAACTATCACCACTAGCTTGTTCTAAGATTTCGATTTTCTGTTTAAGTTGAGTGTTTTCTTCCGTCACTTTAATACACTCAGCTTTTGTTTCATCAATGACCTCTTGCAGCTCTGGGGTAATTCCCACAGCGACATTTACTGTGGCCAAAGTCGTTTTTGCAGGCTCTTCCAATTTGCGAACTTCAACTGGAATATCCAAAGCTTCGTAATCATTTTGGATTTTCGGATAATCACCGAAAATAATTACTTCTTCAGCACTTCGATTCGGATGTTCGTAATAATCAGGATTGGCAATAGTTCCAACCTCTAACGCAGCTGCAGCAGCAATACGTGTATAAATTAGCTTCATGATGCATTTCTCTTAAAAGTAAAAAGAGGGCTTAATAGCCCTCTAATGGTGAGATGTTTACGAGTTAACCAGTTGTTGCGCCAGACAAGTCAAGTAATGTGCCTGCTGTCATTTTGTTGCTAGTAGCATGTTTTTTCCAGTTGGCACTTGAACCAAGTAAAGTAAGGTCAGGGTTTTCGCCTTTTGATGTATCCCAGCTATAACCAAGAATATCTAAGTTGAACGCGCCTTCAGCACGCATACCAATACCTAAGTTTTCTTCATCATTGATGTCATACGCCCGGAAGCCTGGTACTTGTGATTCTGTAACAGTAACAGCTCCCATTTGTAAACCAAATGCATCATCATCACCTACGGCATCTGTAACCAAGACTGGCTTACCTAAGGTACCCGGTAAACCGCCATAGATAACAATTTCAGATTCGCCATAAATCTGCTTAGTGATTGCATCATCAACAATATCGAAGTAGGTATCTGAGTTCATTACCCATAAACTAATACGTCCAAACTTATCGCCAAACTTACGCATACCACGTGTTAATGCTTTACGCCCATCTACAGCAATACTGCCTTTAGCAACCATATCCGGGTTACTAGAAATAGCAGCTTTTAAAGAAGCTAAACTGTACTGTAAACGACCAGCAACCAATGCATCTGCTAAATCATAACCAAGAATCATGGCAAACTCTTCAGGTGTACGTGCACGGCGTTTGAATGCCTCTTCAGTAGAAGCATAAGGACCATATTTATACGGGACTTTTACACCTACAGATTCACCAGAACCAATTTTCTCAGGCACTACTTTGGCGGTTGAATTCACATCACGATGTTTAATGCTACCGCCCACTTTGTAGAATGCTTCTTTGTTGAAATCACCTTCAATGATCTCATTACGATAAACAATTGCACCATTAGAGGCTTGGTTAAATACATTCAAATTGTCTTGCAAACGCTCTAAATAAGCAGTTTGTGCCAATTGGTTGTAGATGATCATGTCGCTATTAACAGTTGTAGTCATAACTGCTTATCTCCAAAATATTTAATGATTAGTTCGGTAGTTTTAGGAATGACTCTTGGCCATGTTCTTTGATGTAATCGGCTCTTTGAGACACAGACATCTCGCTACGCTTCATACCTGTAGGAGCTCCACCATTGCCCCCACTTTGGAATCCACCGCCGTTTCCTTTACCACCTTTAAGAATTAAGTCTTTATGCTGATATCCACCAACCAAGGACTCTAAAGCTTCATCAACATTTGCAAGTTCACCAGGGCGAACACGTGAATAAATCTTTTCGCCGTTTGGATCGTACGCAACCACTTTTCCATCTTCGATTTTGAAGTGCTGACCAAATGTTGCTTGAACCATATCCACTGGTACCGCAATGTTGTCTTGAATGTACTTAGAACGAGCAAAACCACCGCCGATAAGCTCTTTATGTAAAGAAGCTTCTAGTGCATCACGTTGCTGAACGATTGGAGCGTATTTATCTTCAACAGCTTTAATAGCTTCAGCTTTGACTTTCTCAACTTCACCAGCATCCACCAGCTTTTTATCGTCAAGATTTTGCATTGTCTGAATTGCTTTCTTAGCTGCTACAGGATCATCGATCCCTTCAAAAGCCTTTAAGGCCTTTTCTGCTGCTTCTTTCGCCTCACGATGTGTTTTAGCTTCACCATTTAATCGAGCAATTGTTGCCACAGAATGTGCAGCATCGTGTGGCATTTCTTTGCCATCATCATGGACATAGATAGGTTTATCACCTTCTACTTCCGCATATACCTTACCGTCGATCGTTACTGTTTTAAGTTTCATGGGTCATCCAACCTATATCAGAAAGGGCATCCGCCCAGATTCGCCGTCTGCATCCGCTTTCGGCAGGCAATAAAAAAGCGCCCCCGAAGGACGCTTTAATTTAGAAAATGTTTATTGTTGAGAGGAGAATAAGCGGTAACCTTCTAGCTCCCATAGTTTGTTTTCAGCAAGCTTTTCAGCATTACTACGAGCCATGCGCTCCCCAATTTCAGCATCAAAGTTTTCTGCATTCACACATGCACTAAAACCCGTAGCTAGAAAAAATTTTCCATCTAGAAATGCATGAACAAACGTAGATGTCGTTCCACCTGGGCGCTGTTCGACCGTATATGTCACCCGCTCCATTAATGCATCAATTTGAGCTTTAGTTACTCGAGGTGCTACTGACTTTTCAACTAATTCTTGCTCTGTTACATCTTTGGTCATTTTTCATACTCACAAAAAAAAGCACCCGAAGGTGCTATGGTTAAAATTAAGTTTTACTTTGGCGATTTAACTTTTTGTAAAAGCTTTATGGCAGCGTACTGAAAACTCAGCCACAAGCTTATGTGCTGATCCTTCAACAATTACACCAGTTAAAAATTTAAGTTCTAATCCATCGCCAATATATTGTCTAAATTGACCAGTGGTTAAATTAAATTTATTTGCCACTTCTCTTGCAATTAAAGGAGCATGTTCTAGAAGTACATTCAACTCATCTTGTGTGAACTTACTGCCTCTTCCATGCATAAATAACTCAACAGACTGAGCAAGAATTTCATTATTTATATCGCTCATGCTTTATAAACCGCGCATTAAAAGTTAATGGTTTTATATTAGCCAGTCTCTTCTTAAAATTACAGTCCCAACATCTTAAATGTCTGCTCATCCAAACTGCGAAGTTGGTCCAATGTGTAAAGCCGCCCATCTGGATCAAAGAACTTATCAAAATCAAACTTACCTTCCTTATAGAGCTTGAAACGTTTAGGCCCCAACCACTCTTTCTGAAAGAAATCATCTGTCTTTTTGAAGAACTCTTTGAAAGTCGTATTCGCATCAAGTTGCCCTATTAACTGGCTGCGTTCATCTTTCGGGATGTCTTTGACTTTTCGCTCATCCATTACAAAAGGACGCTCTCCAACTAATTGACCATCTTTATCAACTGGTACCAAAATGCTTCGGCAATGTGGATGTAACGGCGGTACACGCTTTGCAGGATCATTAATCTCCCACACTGAACCATCTAATGAAGCGCAAAGCTTAGAAGTTCGTCCATCTAAAACGCTAACAAATCGGACATATTCAAAGCCAATTTGGTTGAAACTATTTAGGTAGGCTTGATTGGCTACATGGCTCCGTAAAGTTCTTACGGTACGTTCAATATCCGTCTTGGTGCCGTTTAAAATGCCGTCCTCATAATTAAGCCTTTTGGTACCACGAATGCGCTGAACAATTTCTTGGTTAGTTTTGCCTGAATTAATACCATCTCGAATTGCATACTCAACCTTTTGACGGGCACTTTCAGCAATTCTTGAAAGCAGATCATCGACAAGAGCGCCACCTGCCAACGGAACTTTTTTAGCGGATAAAAATAGTTTTCCCCCTTCAGGCTTATTAATCTTTGCTCCATAGAGCTTAGCTACGTAATTGGCCTCATAAACAGCCAGTGCCGTAGCTGAAACGGCAAAAGCTTCAGGTAATGCTAAATTAACACTAGCAAACCACTGGGCAATCAAATCTTTAATTTCCCTGAGATTTGGAGTTGTATATTTACCACCTGCTAAAGCAACTTTCTCCGACTCATTAAGCTCATCCAATAAATCCCGAAGCTTAGATAACATCTTGCTCGTATCATCATTGAATAAACCTAAAAGCTCATTTACCGTTTTTGACGAAGCACGATAAAGGTAGGCCTGGTGCTGAGTGAGTGCTTCAAATAGTTTTTTGATATCTGTTGCCATCTCACTCTACCTTTGATTTAAAGTTCCATCTTGCTCTGCTTCGACATTCTGTAGCTCGTCTTCATATTTTTGTTTAGGGAACATTCCTGTTTGGTTGTATTCCCACCATGATTTAAATGAAGATCGGCCTTGTAGAGCTGCTTCAAATAACTGTCGAGCTAACTCAGCTAAATAACCCTGTTTGTTAAATTCTTGGCTGATTTCGAACATCAAATCATCTTTAGTTAGAACATCCACATTAGGCGTTACAAACTTAGCAGCCCATCGTAATGCTGCTGACAAGGCTTCATTCATATTAACGACACAGAGCGAAAGAACTGAATGCTGAACGGCGTCATCACTATTCGCTTCGGTAGCGGTCTTTTTACTTCCCGAGCCCTTCTCAATTAAACGCGCCCCCATCTCCTTCATTTTTTCCCACTTATCTTTCATCGCTTCCCGGGCAAGAGTATTAGGGTCGGCTTGTACAATTCCTAAACCACCATTTTCAGGTAAAGGCAAAAGTACTTTCGCTCCAATGTAGATGCCACGTTTCTTGGCTTGGTCATACCACTCCCAATTAACACCCTTCGCATAATATTGAGGTTGCCCCATATAAAAAACGGACTCTTGAAAGTCCGCACTGTCTCTGTAATGGGCTAAATTGAGATTAGCCAAAGGAAGTAATGGTGGCTTTTTAATCTCTTCTGAATTATCAATTGCACCTACAAATGTAAAAGGTATATAGGTCCAGAAATTCCCGTTGTAATCTGTTGGAAACTTCTTCTCTCCGCCAACCCAGTTACCCTTTTCACCCTTTGTGTACACCTGAACGGAATAAATATATTCCCCATTTCCCTCTTGCTCTAAACGAAGTACACGATATTGCTCTTGTTCGGTTTTACTAAATCCATCAGCACCGCGCTCAGACTTAAATTCACGTATAACCACTAAGCAAAGCTTTTTCTGGTTATCGATCATTACTGAATCCCAATTCACTACATCAAGGGCATTTAGTAAATGAATCATCGGATAGGCTTTTTGTGCTTTAAATTCCGCTAGATTACGAGCTGGTGGCACATCAGGATAATCAACATATAAAGCGCAACGATAATGCTTCAATAAATGGCGAATTCCATTTTGAGCCAATTGATAAGCACTAATGCCTGCTCCATTCGCATTACGCTCTAAATGAGCAAGCTCGGGAGGAAATTTAAAACTTGGATCTGTTGCAAAAGCTGCTCCAACTAAACTATTTGATGTCGTCCCTGTTACTTCATAAAAGACTGCACGGGTAAGATAAGCCTCATAAGCACTTTTATTTGCAGGTGACTTATCATGTGCATTTGGCATCGGCAAATATTTTTCACCTTTAGCCTTAACTGCATCCTCACCTTCACAAACATCATCAAGTTTTTGCCAGTATGGCAAGTTTTTAACATATTCAGGATGTTGAAAAGTTACATCACTCATCGTGCAAATCCCATATCAGCGAAGAAGGTTTCAAATCCTTCATGTAATTCATTAAACGCATCTGAAGCTGCATCCACTTGGTCGTCATGTGTACCGTTAGGAAAATGACGAAGCTCATCAATAAAGTCCTTATTCCATTCACCTTTGAGCATACGTACATTTCCCACGTTAACTTGGGCCGCAAATGGTTGTGCCCGTGTAAGCTTGTCACCTGAAATTGGCTTAGCTATCACGCTATAACCCGCAAGAAGCTTCACAAATGAACTAGCTTGCGATTTACCAGCTTGACCAGGATCTTGTGGTAGACGCACAGAAACTTTTTTCCCATCTATTTTTGCTGTTTGTTCTAAGCGCTTATTCACATTGTCAGGTCCAAGCTGTCCTTTAGTTACATCGACAATGTAAGTAAAACCATCTGCGCCTAGAGCTTCTCGCACACCTACTGTAAAGTCGCCCTCATTTTCGGTAGCCCCAAAATCCCAAGCCCTAACTTGTTTCAATACATCCGCAGGCAAAGCATCAACAATTTGAATATTGTCGGGCTTAAAAAAACCGCCTGCTGGCGGTGATGGCATTTGTCGGTACTGCCCGGCAAATACATATGGTGCGGCTTGCTCCATTAGCCTCAATTTTTGGATATTGTGTTTTGCTGGCCACAGTGCGGATCCATCTTCCTGAATAGCTGAAAGACATAGATGCTCCCACACTTCACCGTTACCACCAGCTACAGGAATGCCGTCTTTTCTATCACCTAGCAACCATCCAGCTAAATCATCTTCATGAAGTCGCTGCATAATCACAATGATCGGCGTATCTGGCGAGTTAGTACGCGATTCGAGTGTGTTCTGAAACCAATCAATTACCCCTTCTCGAATAGTTTTTGATGAAGCTTCATGTGCTTTGTGCGGGTCATCAATAATAATGCAGCCGCCAAAGCCTTTACGAAGTTTTCCTGCACCAAAACCGGTAATCGTGCCGCCTGTACCAGTCGCATAGCAGACACCACCTTGGGAAGTTCTCCAGAAGTCTTTAGCCTTACTATCATCACGCAATGTAAGCTCGGGAAAGACTTTTCTATACGCCTCTTCTTGCACAAGGGTTCGTATTTGGAAGGCATTATTTGCGGCAAGCATTGCCGAGTAACTGATATGAATAAACTCACAGTCTGGATTCTTACCAAAACACCAAGCCATGAAGTTAATTACAGCAATTTCAGTTTTAGAATATCGTGGTGGAACGTTAATAATTAACCGCTTTATCTCTCCGCGATAAACTTTCATTAAAGCTTCGCAGATTTCTAAGTGGTGCCAATTTTGCATCCATTTATAACCACGGCGCTCCTTAAACATGTACCTTGTGAAGAAATATAAATCTTCTTGCGCCTCGATCCGGATGGCTTTATCCCGAGCCGCATCAGTACTCATCTAAGACTTCCCTCCGCGCTTTTAAGTAATCTTCCATTGGAACTGGAATTTCTGAATTAACTGTTTGGACTGGTCCGCCGTCTTTGCCTGTAATTTCTTGGCGATTAGTAAATTGTCCACCAATATCTTTTGCAGCTTGTTCTAGAATTTTTAGCGCTGTTTTAACGTTTCTAGTTCTATCAAGCTGTCTTTGGTATTGCTTCAGACGGTAGTACTTATTAGCAATAGGAATATCAATTAAGCCTTCATCAAATTTCTCTCTGGTTGATTCAAAAAGCTCAACAAATTTCTTGCTTAAGTTTCTGCCCGAATATTTTGTTGGATCATAGCATTCACATTGGCTACGACTAATATCAACTCCAAACTCTTGCTTGACCTGTTCAACCACTTCTTGAGGGGTATCACGGCATGCAAGAGCTTGAACAATAAATATTTTCACAGGCTCTTTTAGTGCTGCCATAAATTCCCCTTCGTACAGCTACGTACAGCAAACAGGACAAAAAAAAGAGCCAAAAGGCTCAATTGATTACACAATTTCCGCAGCATCTTGAAATATCAAGATTCGAAACAAACGGCGGATTTTTTGCGACTTCAATAAGTCGCTTAACATTTTTGCTTGGTCCATAACGTTTAACTACGCCAATAAACTCTTCAACGTCATGACCTGCAAGATAGTGCTTAGGAAGACCAGAACTATCGCTATAAATGATTTCGCCGTCTTCGTCCTTCATCACACCAATGTGATAAAGCTCATGTTCAAGCAAGTAACAGAACTCTGTATCGTTTGCACGCTCACAGAAAGAAGCGTCGACAGTTATTAAGTAAGTTGGCACAAAGCCGAACCAGTCACGCATCTGTTGCTCTTGTCTAGCTTTACGCCAGCCACCAACATTGAACATGACTTTTTCGCACTGGCCTAACACCATAGCTTGCTTGCTTTTATATGCAGAAGAAGCCCAAGCAAATGCTAGGAACTCTTCATTATCATGAAGCAACTCAGCAATATGGTTATGATCAGGGTTATGAAGTGGTCCACCTATAGTTAAGTAATTAGCCACAACCCATTTCTTTAGGTCTGGAGCCGGTATTAAACGAATTGCTTCCTCTTCTTCGGCCTGGTCAATAAAATCAGTTGGTGGGAATGGTCTGATCTGTTCCATCTTCAATTCTCGCTAATTCGCTTTTAATCCAGTTGATTGCATAACCTGATTCAATTTGGTGAGGCTCAAGACGCTCAAATACATAACCTTGAACCGTACCGGGTTTGTCGGAGACTCAGTATTCTGAGAGAATGTTCCGATGACCAAATTAAAATATACCCCTGAAATCAGAGAAAGAGCGGTTCAATTATTGATTGAATCTGAAAAAGACTATCCATCTAATTGGGCTGCGATCACAGCTATTGCGCCTAAGATTGGTTGTACTCCTGAAACACTTCGTGCTTGGCATCAAAAGCATTTAGATGAGCAAAATCCTATCAAAGTACAACAGATCTCTGATCAAGAAAAAATGAAGCAAATGGAACGTGAAATCAAAGAATTAAAGCGTGCCAATGAAATTCTGCGTAAAGC